GAGGTCGTGGAACTGAAATTTCTACTCTTCCTGGAGGTCAAAACCTTGGAGAGATCACGGATATTGAGTACTTCAAAAAGAAATTATATAGGTCGCTCAATGTACCCACATCAAGAATGGACGGAGAGGGAGGATTCAACTTGGGAAGATCCTCAGAGATATTGAGGGATGAAGTTAAATTTAGTAAGTTTGTTGGACGTTTAAGAAAGAGATTCTCCAGAATGTTTAATGACATGCTGAGAACCCAATTACTCCTAACGAACGTAATTACTCCAGAAGATTGGGAGGTAATGAGTGAGCATATTCAGTATGATTTCTTATATGATAATCACTTTACTGAATTAAAAGAAACCGAATTAATGAATGAAAGGTTAGCATCTCTTGCTACCGTAGAACCTTATATCGGTAAATATTACTCTAATGATTGGGTAAGACGTAATGTATTGCGTCAAACTGATGAAGAAATTAGAGAAGAAGATGAGAAGATTGAACAGGAAATTGCAGATGGAACTATTCCTGATCCTGCTGAAATGATGTTAGATCCTGAAGGTACTGGTGGATTAAGACCAATGCCAATGGATGATTTGGGAGATAGTGCTGCTGGTGGTGAACCAGATGCTGCACTTAGATCTATGGATGTAGATAGTAAAGCAACAACTATGGATGCAAATATAGCAAAACCAAAAGGTGGAGAGATTTAGTGCCTAAGCACCCAAATCAAATTAGAAGGGATAGAGAAAAACAACCAAGTTTTAATGTGAATTTGGTTGAAGATGATGTTAGATTGTTATATAATGCAGTAGATTTTTACTATAAAAATAGACCTAAATCTGCACATAGACCACAACATATGCAAGAATCAACTGAACATTTAAAGTGGATAAAGAAAGTTATGATGACTATGATGATGGAATCTAGTTTTCAGAAGAATAAATAGTGTCTAAATAGAATGTAGTTACTCATTTGACACTAATACTATGGATGAACTTATGGATATGATTGCTGCGGATGATTCGGCTTCACAGGTTAGCGATAAAATAAAAGATATTTTATATGCAAAGTCAGCTGAAAGAGTTGATGGATATAAACCTAATGTAGCTAATTCATTATTTGGTGATCAAGAATCAGCAGATGAGGTTGAAGCAGAAGTTGATGCAGCTGCTGCAGTTATTGCAGGACAACCAGAAGCAGAAGCAGAAGTAGAAACTGAAGTTGATGATCAAGAAGAAGAGTAATTCTATAAATAACTAGTAAATGAATTTTAATACTATAAGGTTTGTATAAATGGCTCTCAATCCCGTAGGAAGTGGTTCCTCACTCGTTGTATCTACAGATACAGCTAAAGTAATTGCAGCAGGAATTGCTCAACAAGCTAAATCCTTAAGGGTTACTCTTGTAGGTGCATCTGGATTAGAAGGTGCTCACATTAAAACAGGCACTATGCCAACTGCAACTACTGCAGATTTTTATTTGGTTAAAGGTGAAACTGCAACACTTAATATTGACAGACCTTCTTCTCAAAGAGTCACAGGTATTACTACAGGATCTACAACAATAGTTCAGTTTCCTGAAGGAACTGGTACACCATTTGGTGTTGGGTCTAGTGTTAGTATAACAGTAACAGACCAAAGTTATTATGATGATATTATTACAGATGCATCCGTAACTGCAGTAGATAATACTGCTGGTGTTGGTGGTGCTTTTGGTACTAGAATAACACTTGATTCTGATACTTCTGGTATTGTAACTGCTATGAGTGGTTATGCTACTTTGAGAAATTCATTTAAAGTTAGTGCTCTGGCTAAAGGCAACGCTGCTGATGTAACTGGTGCATTATATTATCAACAAGTTCAAGTTACAGGGGAAGCCTGATGAAACTCATTACGGAAGAAATTGAATCAGTAGAATTTCTTGTCGAACAAAAGAACGGCAAGAAGTCCATGTATATTGAGGGTGTTTTCTTACAAGGAAACATAAAGAACCGTAATGGTCGTATGTATCCTATGGAAACTCTTCGTAGAGAAGTAGGACGTTACAACGAAAATCATGTTCAATCAGGAAGAGCTCTTGGTGAACTTGGTCATCCAGAAGGTCCAACCGTTAACCTCGATAGGGTCTCTCATAAGATAGTATCACTTAAAGAAAGTGGTTCTAACTTCGTTGGTAAAGCTAAGATTCTTGGCACACCGATGGGTAAGATTGCATCTTCACTTATTGACGAAGGTGTTAAATTAGGTGTTTCTTCAAGAGGAATTGGTTCACTGAAACCAACCCGTGAAGGAATTAATGTTGTCGGTGACGACTTCATGTTGGCAACTGCTGCTGACATCGTTGCTGATCCTTCTGCTCCCGATGCATTTGTTGAGGGAATTATGGAAGGTAAAGATTGGGTCTGGGATGGAAGTATACTACGTGAAAAGTATGCTACTAAGACATATAAAACAATCAATACACTGGTTGATCAGAAAAAATTAGACGAGCAAAAACTCTCGTTATTTAATGATTTCTTATCAAACTTATAAATATTCTAAATAAATATAGATTTAATAACGTATAAATCGGAGTCGTACAAATGTCTCGTGGCACAAACTTACAAAAGATGGAAGAAGAAGTGAAGCAATCCAAGACTGCTGTTAATGCTAATGCAAAACCAGCAGAACCTATGACTAAGGGAGCACCTTACGAAGATCTTGGAGGTCCAACCCCTGAAAACTATAGCCCTACTAATGATAGTGCTAAGTTAAAGGAACCTGGTGGATCACTAAAACAGGTATCTGATGCCATTACGAACCGAAAAGGAAAAACTCTAAAGCAAGGAGACGAAGCAGAAGTGACTGACGAACAAGAAGTTGTTGCAGAAGAACCTGCTACTGAAGTAGAGGAAATCGTTGCCGAAGAAGAAACTGTAGAAGAGACAGTTGAAATAAACGTTGAAGATGACGTTAATGCACTTCTTGGTGGTGAAGAACTATCAGAAGATTTTAGAGCAAAAGCAAAGACAATCTTTGAAGCTGCTATTAACTCTAAAGTTTCTGCTGTTAGAGAAGAAATCGTCAGAGAGCACGAAGAGAAGCTTTCTGAGGAAGTAGAAGAAATTAAGGTAGAACTACAGGAACGTGTAGATTCTTACCTTGAGTATGTTGCCGACGAGTGGTTCACTGAGAATCAACTTGCCGTTGAAAACGGCCTTAAGGCAGATATGACCGAATCATTCCTTGAAGGAATGAAGGGTCTTTTTGAAGAACATTATGTATCAATCCCTGAAGAAAAATATGATGTCCTTAAGAGTATGGTAGAAAAACTTGATGACATGGAAACCAAGCTCAATGAGCAAATAGAAAAGAATATCTCACTCAACAAAGGTCTCGCTGAGGCTACTGCTGATGGTATCTTAGAATCTGTTTCTGATGGCCTTGCTGCCACACAGAAAGAGAAGCTCGCTTCACTTGCAGAAAGTGTAGAGTTTGAAAGTGACGCAGAGTATCGTGAAAAGTTGGAAACACTAAAGGAATCTTATTTCCCCCATAAAGGTGCTGCACCAACAAATAAAACTGAAACCTTATCAGAAGGAGTATCATCTGAAACAGAATCTTATTCTGGATCTATGGCTCAATATGTTAAGACACTTTCAGCTTTCAAAAACTGATTTTAAAATTAATCAAACTTTAAACATTTACAAGTAACTAAGATGTTCCAATCAGAACACCTAGTTGAAAAGTGGAAGCCCCTCCTCGAACATGAGGGTCTTGATAAAATCGAAGACGCACATAAGCGTTCGGTTACCGCTGTTCTACTAGAGAACCAAGAAAAATTTTTAAGAGAGTCTGCATCTTTCCAAGAAAGCGGATCTCTACTATCTGAAGCTGGTCCAACCAACTCATCAGGTAGTAACCCACCAGGTTTCAGTGGTACTGCTACTGCAACTGGTAATGTTGCTGGTTTCGACCCAGTTCTAATCTCTTTGATTAGACGTTCAATGCCTAACTTGGTCGCATATGACCTTGCTGGTGTTCAACCAATGAGTGGTCCTACTGGACTTATCTTCGCAATGCGTTCACAGTACGTTGGTACTGGAAACGATACAGGTCGTACAGAAGCATTCTACAACGAAGCAGATTCTGCCTTCTCAGGTATGGGTGCAAGCTTCAACAATACTTCTGGACTTGGTAATACTGCCGTTGGTTTTGGTACAACAAACCAGATCGGAACTAACCCTTCTGTTCTTAACCCAACTGCTAATGCTACTGCTACTAACTACAACGTTGGTCAGGGTATGGAGACTGATGCTGCTGAGAAACTCGGTGGTACAGATGAGCAGCAGTTCAACCAGATGGCATTCTCAATCGAGAAGGTCACAGTTACTGCCCGTTCAAGAGCCCTCAAGGCTGAGTACTCACTAGAGCTTGCTCAGGACTTGAAAGCTATCCACGGCTTAAATGCTGAAGCAGAACTTGCTAATATCCTTTCTACTGAGATCCTTGCGGAAATCAACAGAGAAGTTATTAGAACTATCTACAAGACTGCTGAACAGGGTGCTGTTTCAAATACTGCAACTGCTGGTGTATTCGACCTCGACATCGACTCAAACGGAAGATGGTCTGTTGAGAAGTTCAAAGGACTTCTATTCCAGATTGAGAGAGATGCTAACGCAATCGCACAAAGAACTCGTCGTGGAAAGGGTAACATCATCATGTGTTCTGCAGACGTTGCTTCTGCACTAACCATGGCTGGTGTACTTGACTACACTCCTGCTCTTAATGCTAACCTTAATGTTGATGATACTGGTAACACATTTGCTGGTGTTCTTCAAGGTAAGTATAGAGTATACATCGACCCATATTCTGCTAACCTAGATGTTTCAGGTAACACTGCAACAAATAGTGGTAACCAGTACTATGTTGTTGGTTACAAAGGTACTTCACCTTATGATGCTGGTCTGTTTTATTGCCCTTACGTTCCACTACAGATGGTTCGTGCGGTGGGTGAGAACTCCTTCCAGCCTAAGATCGGATTTAAGACTCGTTACGGAATGGTCGAGAACCCATTCTCACAGGGTCTTACTCAAGGATCTGGCGTTCTTACACAGAATGCAAACCGTTACTACAGACGTGTTGCTGTTAAGAACCTCATGTAAGCTAGATGCTTATATTTCTTCAAAGAGACTCCTTCGGGGGTCTCTTTTTTTATGTTCAAATAAATAATTAAAAAAGATTATGGCGAAGAAATATGATAGGGTAGGAACGACTACAAATCGTGTTGTAGAATATTTGGCTGTTTTAGTTAAACAAGCAAAGTTTGATAAGAAAAATCCTAATGTTGATTATTCAAATAATGATAAAACTAGTTTTACCTATGGTAAAAGTCCTAATGGAGATACTTTAATAACTGTTGATGCAAAAAAGAGAGGAAGGATTATTCGTTTTGACTATTTCCCTGATATAAAGGATTCTCAAATTAAAAAACTTTGGGAGGATGTAGGTAAGAAGTATGGTTTGGTTAGTTCAAAGAAGAAAGCAAGTTATCTAGAAGTTTTTGTTGGAACAACTGAAGATGTTGCAGAGAGAAATCAAAAAGAAATTAGGTTTGAAAAATTAAGTAATGAACCTGGTGGTACTGTTATACCTACAGATATACAAGAAAAGGGAACCACAGTTGTATTCAATAGAGTATTGATTGATAATGTTAAGTTTAAGAAAGAATCTGATATAATGAATGATAAAAAAACTAGAGAACAATTAGAATCTGTTTTTGGTGCAAAGTGGGCTCATAGATTGGATAACTGGACTTGGACTTATTTTCAACAACAAAAACAATTTTTAACAAAGTATAGTGATCCTAAATGGGCTCTATTTGAGTATAATAAACAGGATCTTGTACATTTCTTCCAAGATGAAATACAACAGGTAGCAAGAGATTTAAATCCATTCGTTCCAGCAGGAAAATATACAACGTGGAACCCTGCTGATATCTTTGCTGCCTATGATATGCCAGCAATTAAAAAAAAGATAGAAGGTGAAATTAAACGTAAAGAACCAGTAACACAAACTTTAGTTGAGTTGAATAATTTATTAGTTGGATTAATGGAGGATAATAAACTTGTTGGATTATCTCTTAAGAAAGTGCAACAAGGTAATAATGCAGAAATTCATTTACATAATATTGCGTCATCATCAATATTAAAAATGGAAAAACTTGAAAAATATACAATGTCAAATGTTAAACTTGAATATGAAAATCTTTGGAAAAGTGATTCTGTTAATAATATGATTAAGTTTGGATCTAGTGCTGATTATAAAGTTAATATTAGTAGAACATCAGGTGGAACATTAACTTTCAATACTTTTATCAAAAGAACTCCTGCAGCTCAAGGAGGACAAGCACCTATTGCTATGGTTATTGAATTGATAAATGCAAAGAACTTTACGAATAAATTTTCAGATTATCCTCAAAATATTAATGCTTTAGAAGATGAAGGAGAAGAGTATGGAAAAATGTATGATTATATAACTAAAGGTAAAAATGCTGATTCATATGATGATTTTGAATATCGTATTGAGAAACTATATAAAAAAGATAAAAGAGTTGCTGTTGCTAAATTAATGCAGGTTAAGTTTTGGTATGATGCTCTTAAATATAATGAGAAGCAAAAAGACAAAGCAGAACTGTGGACAGATATCTTGTATCTTGGTATGAAGGTATCAGCAAAAGGTAAATTCGCTCCTCATGCAAAGATCTCATAACCCCATAAATACTTAAAAAATATGAATTTGCATTTGGTTATTGGTACTCCCATGTATGGGGGGATGTGTACTGGTGAATATACAGAATCATTATTAAATTTAAGTGCGTCAGCAAATAAATCAGATGTTAAACTGACAACTATATTTCTTGGTAATGAGAGTTTGATTCAGCGTGGTAGAAATACTATAGCACATCACTTTATGAATTTACCTGATGCAACTCATTTGATGTTTATTGATTCAGATATTAAATTCCGTACTGAGGATATAGTTAAGATGATACAGGCAGATAAGTCTCTTATCATAGGCCCTGTTACAACGAAAGGATATGATTGGGATAAGATTCGTCAGGCAGCTGTTAATGGTGAGGGTGATATAGGTAGAACAGGTGGTGTATTTAGTATTAATAAACTACCTGATGTTGATATGGTGAATGAGAATGAACCTTTTGAGATTGAGCACGGTGGCACTCCATTTATGATGATCCGTAGGGATGTATTTGAAACAATGCAACCAGTTACTCCAATATATGCTAATGATGGAAGATCTCTACCTGATGGTGTTGAAATACATAATTATTTTCGTGTAGAGATAAGTAAAGATACAAACCATTTATTATCTGAAGATTACTTCTTCTGCCATGCTTATAGACAACAAGGTGGAAAAGTCTGGTGTGCTCCTTGGGTAGAAATAGGACACTTAGGTTCACATCTCTTTAATAGTAAATACACTAGGAACAACTAACACCAAGTGATCATAAATACTTAAAAGTATATTATAATGGCAATTAGAAAACCACCTGCTGATAGACCAGGAACACCATTAACAAATAGAAACTTTCTATCACCTGTTGGGTTTAAGTTTTCTTTAAAAAGAGCACCTGGTGTAGCTTTCTTTTGTAATCAAGCAAACATACCATCTATGGATCTTGGTATTGCAGAGCAACCTAGTTACTTAAGAAACATTCCTACTCCTGGTGATAAAATTCAGTTTGGTGATTTAACTTTAAGATTCCTTGTTGATGAAGATCTTGTCAACTATATGGAATTGCAAAGGTGGATTCGTGGATTAGGATATCCAGAAAGTATGGATGAATTTCGTAAATTGGAAAGTGAATCAACATTACCAAGTAATTTTGGTCAAGCAGGAGATGACATATATTCTGATGGAACATTACAAATATTGAGTAGTAATTTAGTTCCTGCATTTCAAGTTGTATTTAATGATTTATTTCCTTTCTCATTATCAACTATTACCTTTGATGCAACCGATACTGATATAGATTACTTTACAGCAGACGTATCTTTCAAGTATACTATATACAACCTTACTGATATGGAAAATAAAGCTTTATGAGTCTAAGTCTTGAATCTATTCAAGAGATGTGGGAAAAAGACGCAAAGATAGACCGAGATAATCTACATGAAGAATCGTTGAACATCCCCTCTCTACATGCAAAGTATTTTGAATTATATAATACTATCTTCTTATTAAGGAAGAAAGCAGAGCAACAAAGAAAGAACATCCGTCATGAACGGTATGAGTACTTTAGTGGGAAAGCAGACCCAGAAGTATACGTAGAAAATCCTTTTGGGAAAAAGATTAGAGATAAAGATACGATGTCTAAGTATCTTGATGCAGATACAAAACTTTCTAATTCTTCATTAAAGATTGATTATTATGATACAATGTTAGTATACTTGGAAAGTATTCTTAAAGTGATACAGAACAGAACATTTCAAATTAAGAATGCAATAGAGTTTATGAGATTTAATTCTGGATTAGGATAATATGAATAATTTTAAAGTTATTGATAATTTCTTAAATGACGATGATTTGAATAATGTAAAGGATAATCTATTTGACGCACCATTATATTTTCAACCCACTGTTGCAGGAATGAATGATAGTAATAGATATTGGGATTATTATTTTTCTTATTCAATATATAAGAATAATAAACCGCAAAGCAAAATTTTTAATAATATCTACAACATTTTTATACCAAAATTTCAAAAATATGGTACAATTAAAAGTTTACTTAGAATTAAATTAAATTTTTATCCTTACACCGAAACTTTAAAGGAACATGGTCAACATGTTGATTATGATTTTCCCTGTTATGGAGCAGTCTTTTCTCTTAATACTTGCGATGGTTTTACAAGATTAGATGATGGTACAAAAATTGATAGTGTAGAGAATAGAATATTATTTTTTGATCCTTCTTTAAAACACAATTCAACAACTACAACCAATTCTTCTGCAAGATGGAATATAAATTTTAATTTTCTTTAACTTGACATAAGTTCATAAATACCCATAGATGCATGGGTTAAGTGATTGACACAACGGCCAATGTCGTTATATCTAAGGCCAACGAAGTATTTTTAAAAATTGATTCTGAACCTCATATTGAGTATGAGTTAAGAGACCACTTTACCTTTGAGGTAGAGGGTGCAAAGTTTATGCCTCAATATCGGAATAGGAATTGGAATGGAGAGATCCACCTATTTGATATGAGATCAAAGAGAATTTATATTGGATTACTTGATAAAATAGTTTCTTTTTGTGAAAGACATGATTATAGTTATAAGTTTGTAGATAATGAATACTATGGTGCTCCCTTTGAGATTAATGAGGGAATATCATATGAAGGTGTTAAGGATTATATGAACTCCATCTGTTCCCATAGTCCAAGAAAATACCAAGTTGAGGGAGTATACGATGCGTTAAGACATAATAGAAAGCTATTGATATCACCAACTGCTTCAGGTAAATCTTTGATGATTTATTCTCTTGTAAGATATTACGTTGATAAAGGGCAAAAAATTCTCTTAGTTGTTCCAACGACATCTCTAGTAGAGCAGATGTATAAGGATTTTGAAGACTATGGTTGGGATGCTGATTCATACTGCCACCGTATCTACGCGGGAAAGGATAAAACCAACGAACACCCCGTTACTATAACTACATGGCAATCTGTCTATAAACTAGAGAGATCCTTTTTTGAAGACTATAACGTTGTTATCGGTGATGAGGCTCACTTATTTAAAAGTAAGTCCTTAGTATCTATAATGACTAAACTTCATCATGCTAAGTATAGATTTGGATTTACTGGAACATTAGACGGCACACAGACGCATAAGTGGGTCTTAGAAGGATTGTTTGGTCCATCATACAAGGTGACTAAAACAGATGAACTAATGAAGCAAGGTCATCTTTCTAAATTAGATATCCAATGTCTTGTTCTTAAACATCCTCCTCAAAAATTTGAAGTTTATAATGATGAAATTGAATATTTAATATCACATGAACAAAGAAATAAATTTATAACTAATCTAACATTAGACTTGAAAGGTAATACACTTGTCCTTTATAGTAGAGTAGAAGCACATGGTGCGGTATTATATGAAAAGATAAATAATAGCAAACGAATTGACCGTAAAGTATTTTTTGTTCATGGTGGAGTGAATGCTGAAGAAAGAGAATTAATTCGTGAAATTACTGAGAGGGAGGATAATGCAATCATCGTTGCCTCGTATGGAACATTTTCTACTGGCATCAATATTAAAAATCTCCATAACGTTATTTTTGCCAGCCCGTCCAAATCGAGGATCCGTAATCTCCAAAGTATTGGACGAGTACTTAGAAAAGGTAACAACAAAGTAAAAGCAACTTTGTATGATATATCAGATGACTGTACTCATAACTCTAGAAAGAATTACACATTAAATCACTTTATAGAAAGAATTAAAATTTACAATGAAGAAAATTTTAACTATGAAATAATCACAGTACAACTTAAGAAAGATGGGAATTGAAGACGACTTTTATGCAACAATAAAACTTAGATCTGGAGAAGAGGTATTCGCACGGGTTGCGGCCTCTGAAGAAGAAGATAGAACTATGTTAATTATTCATACTCCTGTAACTTTTAGTGAAATTAAAAATAAAAATGGATTAGTAGGATATAAAGTAGAACCTTGGTTAAAGACTACAAGAGAAGATATGTTTCTTATTGATATGAATAATGTTATAACTATGTCTGAGTCATCTGATATGGAAATGATTATAATGTATCAACATTTTCTTAAAGACTCTCAAGGAGAAATGCAACATCAACATAAACTCAATAGAAGAATGGGATATATCTCTAATGTACATGATGCTAAAGAAAATTTAGAGAAAATATTTAAATTAGATAGTCCTGAAAATAAATCTAGCTAAGACCAACCCTTGAACCTCCACAAAGGTATTCTATTGTGATTTATATACCTTGTCAAGTGCGTGTGGAAGTGTTATAATATCTACATAATAGTGATAAAGACTTATGGCAATAATTAAACCTATGGCTAAAAGAAAAAGGTCGGAGCACTATGTAAATAATAAAGAGTTTCTTGCTGCTCTGATTAGATATCAAGAAGATATAGAAATAGCACGACTGCAAGATAAAACTAAACCAGTTATACCAAGATACATTGGTGAGTGTTTTTTAAAGATTGCTAATCATTTATCATTTAAACCAAACTTTGTTAATTACATGTTCAAGGAGGACATGATCTCTGATGGAATCGAAAATTGCGTTCAATACATACATAATTTTAATCCTGAGAAATCCCGTAATCCTTTTGCATACTTTACGCAGATTATACATTATGCGTTTCTCCGCAGAATACAAAGAGAGAAACGTCAGTTAGAGATTAAGAATAAGATTATTGAGAAGTCTGGTTATCAGGAAGTATTTGATGATAATAATCAGATTGACGGATCTAATTATTCAGACTATAATTCAATCAAAGATGCGGTGCATTCTAAATTGCGTAATTAATGAAAGTTGCAATCATAACTGATCAGCACTTCGGAGCAAGAAAGAATTCAAAACTTTTTCATGATTATTTCCTGAAGTTTTATAATAACGTATTTTTTCCTTTCTTAGAGAAGGAAGGGATTACTACGGTTATTGATATGGGAGATACATTTGATAATCGTACAGGTATTAATTTCTCTGCTTTAACATGGGCAAAGGATAATTACTTTGATCGTTTAAGAGATATGGGCATTACTGTCCATACTATTGTAGGCAATCATACAGCATATTATAAAAATACAAATGAGATAAATGCAGTAGATCTTCTATTGAGAGAATATGATAATGTAAAAATATATTCAGAAACTGTTCCTATAGAGGTAGATGGTTTAAGTATTCTTCTTGTACCTTGGATTAATAAGGAGAATGAACAGAAAAGTGTAGCTATGATTAATAAGTCAAGATCTCCTGTGTGTATGGGACATCTTGAGTTGAATGGATTTAGAGCAACTCCAGGTCATATGATGGAGCATGGAATGAAATGGGATATATTTAAGAAATTTAAAAAGACATTCTCTGGACATTATCATTGTCGTTCTAATGAGGGTAATATCTATTACTTGGGAAATCCTTATGAGATGTTCTGGAATGATGTGAATGATCCAGATAGAGGGTTCCATTTATTTGATACGGAGACACTAGAACATACTCCTATCAATAATCCATATCGAATGCATCATATCGTTTATTATAATGATACTGATTATCAATTATTTGATGCAAGGGAATTGGAAAATAAAATTGTAAAGGTTATTGTTAAAACTAAATCAGACATAACTAAGTTTGAAAAATTTATTGATAAGTTATATGCTTCTAATATAGCAGAATTAAAAATTATAGAGAATTTCCAAATTCAAGAGGCAGCAGATTTTGAAGCATTTGAATCAGAGGATACTATCTCTGTTCTTAATAGGTATATTGAAGAAGCAGAAATTAAACTTGATAAATCTAAAGTACAAAAAATGGTACAAAACATTTATCAAGAAGCTTGTGAGTTAATATAAATATGGATCAATATTATTGTAGTGAAAAAATAAGATTTTATACTATTAAACATCATAATTATTCTTTTATGAATGATAAAATATTGGAAGAAATACAAGGAATTTCTGTACTTAGAGATTGCAAAATGTATGATAATAGGGATACTAATATAAAAGCTCTTCAAACAGCTGGTACTATTAAATCTCATGCTCTTTCTGTACTTAGAAAATGGATTAAAAATGTGGTTGTTGAGTATGAACTAATGATTGATCCTATAATAACAGATTATTGGATGGCATTTTATAAAAAGGGCGATTACACAGTTCCTCATCTTCATATGCCAGCACTTTATTCTTTTAATTATTTTATAAAAACTCCAAAAGGATCTTCTCCTTTTGTTCTTACTACTAGTAAGGTAGAAATAGAACCAGAAGAAGGAAAACTTGTTATTTTTCCTTCTTTATTAGTACATGAAGTGCCAAAAAACGAATGTGATGATAGAATTATTTTTGCTGGTAATCTTGTTGATGATGTATCACAGAATTTTTTTAATGCTAAAAAAGAATAGTTTTTAATAATGTATATTCTAACAGTGCATGGAAAAGAAACAGAAGGTGCTTATTCAGTTCAAGATGATGAAGGAGAACATATCCTTTATCTCTTTGAAGAAGAGGATGATGCTATCCGATATGCTATGATGCTTGAAGATAGTGGAAGTCCTAAAATGCATGTTATTGAAGTGGAGGATGAAGTTATGATCAAGACCTGTGAGTCTCATGATTATAACTATGCAGTCATTACTCCCAATGACATTGTAGTTCCTCCATCTACTAAACATGATTACATTTGAAAAAATACGGTGGAAGAATTTTCTATCTACTGGTAACCAATTTACTGAGATTGATTTAGCAATTGATAGTGAAGCTAAATTCTCTAAGAATTCTACTACATTAATAGTAGGAACAAATGGTGCTGGAAAGAGTACTGTATTGGATGCTCTTACCTTTAGTTTGTTTAATAAACCATTTCGTAAAATTAGTAAGGGGCAGTTAGTTAATACAGTAAATGAAAAAGATTGTATGGTTGAGGTTGAGTTCTCTATAGGACCAACCGAGTGGAAAGTAATAAGATCAATTAAACCAAATAAGTTTGAGATATGGAGGGATGGTAGTTTATTGGATCAAGCTGCTTCTGCTAATGATCAACAGAAGTGGTTAGAGCAGAATGTTCTTAAGATGAACTATAAGTCATTTACTCAGATTGTTATTCTTGGTTCAAGTGCATTTGTTCCTTTTATGCAATTGACTGCATCTAATAGAAGAGAAGTTATTGAGGATCTCTTGGATATTAAGATTTTCTCCTCTATGAATAATTTGATTAAGGATAAGATAAGAGAACTTAGAGAGCAGATAAAAACATTAGAACTTAAGAAAGAATCTCTTAATGATAAAGTGGAGATGCAAGAGAATTTTATTGAAGAGATAGAGCAACAAGGTAAGGGAAGAATGGAAGAGAAGGAAGGTAAGATAAATTTATTAGAAGGTGAAATACAGGAAACATCTGATCTTACACAAGGACTAGTGGAAGATGTTGAGATGTATAATAAAGATCTGGAAATGTTAACAGGTGCAACAAAAAAGTTACGTGAGTTAGGAAACCTTAAAGGAAAAATATCTCAAAGAGTATCTACCATTACCAAAGAGCATAAGTTCTTCACAGAACATACTGTTTGCCCTACCTGCGAACAAGACATCGCAGAGGACTTCAGAATAAATAAAATTACCGATGCTCAAACTAAAGCTAAGGAGTTGCAATCTGGTTATAAAGAACTAGAAGAGGCAATTAAAAAGGAAGAAGAGCGAGAGCATCACTTTACCACTTTATCCAAGGAGATTACTAACTTAACGCATGGCATTTCTAAAAACAATACTAGGATTTCTGGATGTCAACGACAGATCAGAGATCTTGAATCGGAAATTCAAAAACTTACCGAACAACTTGCAGATAGAAATACTGAGCATGACAAGTTAACCACCTTTAAGGACAAACTATCAACCACATACGAAGAATTATCCTCTAGGAAGGACACCATAAGCTATTACGATTTCATGTATAGCTTACTTAGAGACGGTGGAGTTAAGACCAAAATCATTAAGAAGTATCTACCTCTGATAAATCAACAGGTCAATCGATATCTTCAGAAGATGGACTTCTACATTAACTTCACACTTGATGAGGAGTTTAATGAAACTGTCCAGTCCCCAATCCATGAGGATTTTTCTTATGCTTCTTTTAGTGAAGGGGAGAAGATGAGAATTGACCTAGCACTTTTATTCACATGGAGAGAGGTTGCTCGAATGAAAAACTCTGTCAATACTAATCTCCTTATAATGGATGAGGTGTTTGACAGTTCTTTGGATGGTATGGGAACAGATGAGTTCTTGAAGATTATTCGTTACGTGATCAAGGACACTAATATTTTTGTCATATCCCACAAACCAGAAATGCACGAAAAGTTTGAAAGTATGATAAGATTTGAGAAAGTCAAAGGATTTAGTAGGATGGTCGAGCAATGAATGTACCAAATTGGATTCACCACTCCCGAAAGGAGAAGAAACGAAAACTTAAACCACAGGCTTTAAGACAAGCAAAAGTCAGGAGACAAGCACTTAAGAGGAAATACCTCAAGAGTGCTTTTTTTATTGTATAAATAAATTAGTTTTGTCAAGAAATAAAATGACTGCTCTGATTGACCCTAAAAAATATAGTGAGACAGTTGACCTATTGAGGTCATTTTTTTTGTCTAAAAATTTCTTAGAAGTCCATACTCAGAATAGATTGAGTATACTTGCTGCTTGTGAAGACCCAGAGACAGTAGCAACATATAATTACAACGGTAATGTTTGGCCACTACCACAGACAGGTCAGATGTGGTTAGAATATGAATTGTTATCCAATCCTTCCGCAGAAGGATTTTTTTGTGTCTCAACTTCGTATAGGGCAGAACCTAATCCTGTTCCTGGAAGACATGAAACTATCTTCCCCATGTTTGAGTTTGAGATGAAGGGTGGTATAGAAGAACTTGAGAAGATGGAGATTGAATTATGTAAACACTTAGGATTACCTGAACTCACCATCAAAACTTATGGTGAATGGGGTAAGGAATTTAGATCAGAAGAATTAGACCATGCTCATGAATTAGCAATTGGTTCTGGTATGATTACTGACTTCCCTGAGTTTACATCACCATTCTGGAACATGGCACGGAATGATGATGGTACTAGTAAAAAGATTGATGTTATCCTTGGTGGTAAAGAAACCATCGGTAGTGCTGAAAGGAGTACCGACAAGGAACAGATGCGTGAGACATTCTACACTATATCAGATGGACAGTATGCCCAACTGATAATCAATTTATTTGGTAAGGAAAGAGTAGAAGCAGAACTTGAGAAGTTCCTTGAGTTTGATTTCTTTCCTAGAAGTGGTGGAGGAATCGGTATGCAACGTCTTATGTCAGCACTAAGCTGACACCCTTTGTGAGGTGACGAAACTGGTAAACGTGGCAGGCTGTTTCCCTGCTGTTCGGCTCTGGCGGGACTTGAAGGTTCGACTCCTTCCCTCACAGTTTTAAAAATCTATTTATACAACTAGGTATAAACTCGTAGGCATATATATTTGTTAAAATATTGGAGTTTTGTGTTGATCTTCTGACTAAATAATAGTAGACTTGAGGAGAACAAGATGTAACCAAACTTAAATGGTTATGAAGTTCACGTTAAAAAATGGAGGTCATCAATGCACAATCTAGTATCCTATAATCAGTTGGCAGGTTGGAAAGCAAGTACGGAGGAAGTAGAAGAAATAGATCACGAATCTGCGATAAATGATTATTTTCAGTGCCTAACAGAGTGTGATGACAATGCGAGCGTATGTAGAAGACTTTGCAGTGAGGTCTTCTGATCAGAAAAAAATCAATTAAATAAGTGTCACAACCCCCTCCTATATGAGGGGGTTTTTTAGTATGATAGGTTCATACGAAACAAAAAGTATGGCAGTTCAGCAAGAAATCAAGTCACAATTAGCTAAGTTGCTTGCTACTGAGGATATAGTAGTAGAGCATAAGCACGTTGAGACAGCACAGTTTAATGTAGACACTCGTGTATTGATCCTTCCTCTCTGGGAGAAGGCAAGCAATTATGTATATGATATGCTTGTGGGTCATGAAGTAGGACATGCATTATTCACACCTAATGTGGATCCCCCAAAGGACGTTCCTCATAATTTCCTAAACGTATGTGAGGATGCAAGAATTGAGAAATTGATGAAGAGGAAATATTTGGGTATTGCCAAATCTTTCTATAGGGGTTATAGTGAGATGCATGAGAATGATTTCTTCGAGTTAGATGGTGAAGATATTAGTAATCTTAATCTTGCTGATCGGGCTAATCTACATTTCAAGATTGGTTCGTTCCTTCCTATATCTTTTTCAGATCCTGAAAAGGAGATTATCACTCTAATCCAAAATGCCGAGACCTTTACTGACACAATCGCAGCAGCAAAAGCGTTATATAATTACT